CCTGTAAGTTTAAATATTCTATTCTCACAAAATATAAACAATGCATCACGAAACACTTTAAGTCCTGTAATAGTATCGTCTACTCTAATACTACCTGCACCACTACCAAAATTATCTTCATCAAAATTTACACTAAATACAACTTCTTCTGGTGTAGTACTTTTACCTGCGTAAAACATGTGGTCTTTAAATGATGCTATAAACTTAGAACCTGAAACTGCAGCGTTACTAACATCTACTGCATTAAAAGAACTATCAAAAACTACAGGTGCATTTACTTCATCAACAAAGATAATTTTATCTGTGCCATTGTAATTAAATCTTTCAAACCTGTACTTAGCTGCGTTAGTTCTACCAGTATCAATTTGTGTCCACGTAGTAGATACTACTACATTACTAAGATGTTTTGCAGCACCTGTACTAGATGTTGCCCTAGTTACCCCAGTAAGTTCGTTAGGAGATACTGCAGCATTAATACCTGTGTATGTAAATGCCTCACTGTTAATTTGTACTGTACCGCTAGACGTAAATCCAAGTACGGAATCTATTTTAATTACTCCAGAACCTGACATAGTTTCAGTTGCAGTAATTGCAGTAGCTAGTTCACTAGACCCTGCATTGTATATTCTTTCGCCCCTAGCTGCAATAACCTTATTAGAAAAGTTAGCTACTGCAATAACTCTCTCAGATGCAGCAGAAGTCTGTGGAACTATTTGATTAACAAACTTACGAAAGCCATTCATTCTCCTGTAGCCACCCTCAACGTCAGGCTCAAAGTTTTCTAAAACTAAAGCCTCACCGGGTTGCATTAAGAAAGTAGAACGATTTAATACTAACCCACCTTCACAGTTAAAGGCTGCTGGTTGTGTTCCAGAATTATCTGGCATTATGAAATAACTCCAGCCATAAAGTTAGCAGAACCTCTAGGTGTTATGAGTACTGTAGATCTTACGTACTCATACTTATTGATAAGCAAGCTTTGCATGTTCTTAATGCCTTGCTCAAACCTACCAAAGTTTAATTGATATTGTTGCATCTCACCACGATACTGATAAACAAAAGCTGTAGCACCATCTACAATTACAGGTGAAAATCTATCGGGTATAGTTGTAGTATCTCCTTGCGCAGATAAATCATCTGGAAAGGTAAAATAATCAAATGCTAATGTATATTGTTTATCTGGATAAGGGTACAGTAGATAATTATTATCTGGGGTACGAACTATATTTCTAGGTACACCACCATTATCAAACTGTGTTACAGCTACACCACTACTATATGCTGCTGCTGTTGTACTATTTGCACCTCTTGTGCAACCTGTAATATCATTACCTAATATTCCAGTGTATGTAATTTGTTCACCGCCAATATAAACAGTACCTGTTGCTGACAGACCTGTAGTTGAAGCTAGTGTTAAAGTTGTTACAGAATTTGAATGTGAACCATTAAGAGTTGTAGCAACTACTTCATCTTCTTGATTAGCATATCCTTTTTCAATATACTCATTATAATTAAGGACTGTTAAACCATTGCCTGAAGCATTAAGTGCAGTATCTCTTTTAATCCTAGAAGTATTATAATCTATTGATTTAGTATTTGTTGGTACGGTATAGTTACATTGCCCCGGAACTAAACTAGAAATATTAGCAGCATGATTAAAAGAATAACCAAATTCTCTTTGATTAATATATCTTATAGCATCATTAACTGCATTTTTACATTGTGTTTGTATACCCCTAGATGAAGTAAAATCACTAGAAGTAAGCACTACCTCATTCATTCTTGCTATAACATCATTAGTTAATGATAAAAAAGTAAGTGCCATTATGTTTCCTTTGGATAAGCTAAAGGGGCCACCGAAGCAGCCCCTAAAGTTATTTTATGCAAGTAAATCACGATCTACTTCAGCAGCAGAACTTGACTGCGTAATATCATCCATAAGAATGCAAATTGCATACACACGAATAACACCACCAGTAATAGTTCCACTAGATGCATCAATTTCTACATCAATAGTATCTGCTGCTGCAGTAAATGCTGGTAGATTATCAGCACTTCCGCTAGAAAGAACAGCAGTAGTATGATCACCAACAGATGCACCATCATAGTCAAATGCTGCAGAGAAAAGATCTACATCAGTTCCTGTGATACCCAAAAGCAATCCAGAGTCAGTAGTTGTACCCTCCATTGCGCTAATAACTTTGATACCCGCATGGAGGATCATAGTATTAGTTGGAACAGCAACTGCTTGAATAATGTCACCGGCTGCTAGAGCAGTGCCACCATTCTGCAGTATTGCATCTGCCATATCAATATCGTTTTGCAAAACAGTGATTGCACCACGAAGTTTTTTATTCCCTGTTCCACCATTGTTGGAGGTGGAGTCAGAGTTTGTACTCATTGTAATAGTAGCCATATCTAAATACCTCCCTAAGCTGCGTTATATTTAGCAGTTGCAATAGCTTCTGGGCGAAGTATCTTCCTGCCATATAGATGCATACCACGAACAATGTCAGCAAAGCTGTCAGGGTCTCGGTATGATTCAGTCTTATTGATTTGCTCAGCAGTTGCTACAGCAGAATCATGACCAGCAACAATCATGCCAAAGTTAGCATTTTGGTTAGCCGTACCTGATGTACCTGGACCAGTACCTACCGCTGGTAGATTACTAGATGTGTACATACGGAAACCGTGGAAATTGTTGATGACAAGACCATTACGAAGTCCACCTGCTTCACCGAAATCGGCATTCATGAAACGTGAATCTTCATCACGCAAGATTTCCATAAATACTGGATCGACAACCAGCCAACGACCTTGTGTATCAACTTGCTGTTGATCAAGGAGGCGAGCCATACGTGCAACAACCATTGCTGGTGAAGCCGTAGCTGTTGGAAGTGACGTAGCACCAGGCATACGAGCTGTCAAGGGAATAGAATGCGCCCCTGCAGAAGTAGTTGTGATGTTACCAAAGTCACCCTTGTCTAACTTCATGCTTGAAAGCAATTCGTCTGAACCAGCAGTTGTTACAGCAGCAGTACCATTTGTGGTAGTGTTGACAGTATCAGCCTGTGCATGTTGAGCAGATTGCTTGAAACCTGAAAGGTAGCCAAGTACGTCTTGGTCATATTGATCTGACAAACGATAAGCAGCACGGTCTGTTGCAAGCTGCATGAAATTCACATGTGAGTGAGCTTCTTCAATGTCATCCATCTTAAAAGCAAAATAGTTAGCTTTATCAATGGTTAAGGAGAAATCGGCGTCCTCTAAATCTTGTGCTGTGACATTTGTGCCACGTGCATAAGAATTTACAGAAATCTCAGGTTCTTTGATAATTTTAACCGTATCGCCTTGTGCAGAAATCTCACCGAAATAGTCAGAGTTCGTTACTGCGCCTACGACACTAGACTTGCGAAATGCAAGTTGTACTTTTTTAGAATAGATTACTGGGCTGAAATTACCATTGGGTAAATTGCCATAACCTGTTGCGGTTGTAAAAGCCATGAGTATGTCCTCCATTAAATGTTTTTGGCTTAGGTTTAATTAAGCTAAAACAGTAGTTCAAGAGGCTGTACTTTCTAGGGTAGCGTTACAATAACGGGCCTGTATTTGTTCAGGTAGGTCTTAACTAAAATGTTTTGCTTAGTTTTGCTAATGATAAAAGGTAGCTACTTGAAGTAGGGCTTTATCTTTAGTAGTAGTAACACCCATAGTTATACTTGAAAAACTATGAGTGTCAAGTGTTTATTTCAAATTATTTACCTTGCACCCCCAGAAAGATCATAAAGAAACTTTCCATTGCGCTGGGATTCCATAATAGCATCCATATTTACTTCAAAGTCCTTGTCAGACATCTGTTTAACTTGAGACTCACTAAAAGCCCCATCAGTAGATACAGTCTCAGGTTTAGTAGCACGTTTGTTAACTACCGCTTTAGCTGCCTCTTTGCTTGCTTTCTTACGTGACTTATTGTCCATGCCTTTGTCTGACTTATAAAGATCAATAACACGTATTACAGAGCGTGGGTCATCTTGATTTTCG